TGTGGCCGGTAGTCTTATTCCAGATAACCGGTTCCACATATCCGAACTCCGACAAGGATCGTTTTAGCTTTTCATATTCGGGGTCGCCGGGCTTTAAATCTTTTCGCGGATTGTAATCCGACGGGATGAGCTTATCGACCGGCAGCGTTTGAACGACCATGGTTAATTCCTTTCGACACGATTTTTCGTAAACCAACCTGTGCAGCGGGAAGGTTCCCAGCGAGCGCCTGCCCACGCAGCGTTTTGCGCTGCTGGCTTGTCAAGCGGTGGTATCGGAGCGAATGGATAAACGCCTGTACTTCGTCCATACTCATTTCCCCTTTCGCGCCGTCAACAGACGCTCCATAACGTCGTCCTGCGGATTTGCGCCAGTATAATCAGCGGCGCAGTTTTCTTTCACGATCTGGAAGATCTCATACCAGAGCCGGTTTGTTTGCGCCATGTAGTTCTGACTCATTGCCACATACGGTGACTGGATCGCGTTACCCGTCGTCGGATGCTTTGCCAGGAATCCATATTCCGTGATTGCCGCTTCACACTGGATCCAACGTGCGCCGCTCATGGCGTATCGCTCCAACACCTGCGGGGAGACGATGCTCGCGCAGCCACGTTCATTCAGCCAAGCCCAAGTTCGCTCGTAGATCTCCGATGCAATGAGCGGCTTACCGTCTTTCTGTATGGCGGAGAGCATCTCGCGCGGTGGCGGCATATTCAAACCATGGAATTCGCTGGAACAGGGGAATTCTACAACGGTCAGTTTTCGTTTCCCGGGATTTCCATCCAGCACTTTCTCCGCCAGCGGTTTCGGCGGTCTACCGCCCTGACCTGCTGCAGGGCCTCGTCTTCCCATGTGTGTTTCCTCCCAAGATAAACTTATGGGGCTATTCCCCTAGAAACTTTCGCGAAAATCTACACACGACCCGACCGCGTTGCACAAAAATGAAAGCTGTGGAGATTGATATACCCCACGGGGGTTGTTGAATAACGCTAATGATGCTTTTTGTTGTTGCTACCGATCGTAATGCTGGAGTGGCAGCTCTTGCACAACGCCTTTAGATTCCCCGCGTCGTGCGTGCCCCCGTCTGCTAGCGGCAGAACGTGATGCACTTCCTGCGCGGGCGTCAGCCTGCCTTCGTTCTGACATTGCTCGCAAAGCGGATGTGCCTGAATATAACGCGCACGGATTCTCCGCCATGCTCGACCGTAACGTTGGCTGGTGTCAGGGTCGCGCTGATATTTGTTGTAATGATGCTCGGCAATCTGCCTATGCTCGTCGCAATACCGACCATCAGTCAATCTGCCACAACCAGGGCGGGAGCAGGGACGCTTGGGTCGCCTTGGCATATAGTCGCCTCCTCTGGGCAAACAAAAAGCCACCGAGGATTTCTCCCGGGTGGCTGTCGTATTCTGTTTCGCTACCATAACACTATCACATAACCGATAGTGAAAAATAGTGAAATTTAGTGAAGACTTGCTGGAACGACAACGGCTTTCAACGCTTCCTTGTGGAGCAGGTGTACGTTGCGCACGGTGTAGTCCATCTCCACCGCAATCTGCTCCCATGTTTTGAAGCAGAGGTATCGAAGTTCCAGCAGCGTTTGGCGTTCCGTGTTCGCCACAGCCTTAATGACGGCGACCATTTCCCGCTTTAAATCCACAAGTCGATCGATGTCGTTATTGATCTCCGCCTGCAGGGCGATTATCTTTGTTACGGTGTCCGCCATAGAGGAAGCGGTGCGATTGGGATTCTTGGGCATTCCGGTTAGCGTGCTGCTGACTTTTGTGGCCAGACCATTCAGCGATTCGACCTGTTCGAGTTTACTGTTGATGCGCTGGTCTAGCCGATATGCCTGGGATAAATAATCTCTCGCCGTCATATTTCCACCTCCGTTTTGAGCCGTGCCAGCAGTTTGATCCCGTTGATGCGCGTCAGAATAGAAAACCAGTCTGAACGGAAAAATCGTTCGACTTCATAGCTCATTCGGATCGCTGGCTGGAAGAGCGGATTCTGCCGAAGTTGCTTCAGCGCCAGTCTGTAATCGGCCGCAGCCTGTATGATGATGGCGTTTGCGAGTCCCTCAAATTGATCCATCAATGTGTTACCTCCAAATCTGCTTTGACCGCGTCGATAAGGGCGGTCTGCGTTTTATCCTTTTTCCGAAGCGCGGTCATGATGCGCTCGTCGATCGTGCCGGTTGCGATAATATGGCTTATCACCACAGAATCGGCTTTCTGACCTTGCCTCCATAAACGGGCGTTCGTCTGCTGGTACAGTTCCAAACTCCATGTCAGTCCGAACCATATGATGGTCGAACCGCCAGCCTGTAAGTTCAAGCCATGTCCCGCTGACGCGGGATGGATCAGCGCCACGGGCAGTTCGGCCTGATTCCAGCGGACGATGCTTTCGGCCGTATCCAAGGTGGCGAATGGGATGTGGAGTTTGCGCAATCGTTCCTGTATTCGCGCAAGGTCGTGTTTGAACCAGTACGCGACCAGCACGGGCTTTCCGTTCGCCGCTTCAATCAAGTCTTCCAAAGCATCCAGTTTACGCTCGTGAACCGGCAATACCCGCTTGTTTTCACCGTATATCGCTCCGTTTGCCATTTGCGAGAGTTTACCCGCCAGAACGGCGGCGTTGCCAGCGTCGATTTCCTCGCCCTTGTGTGAAAGCACCAATTCCCGTTTGAAGCGGTCGTAAACCTCGCGTTCTGCATCCGACAGTTTGACTTTCACTTCGTTTATCACGCACTCCGGCATTTTCAAGTGGTCGGCTGCCCTCATGGAAATTGTGATATCCGATATCTTTCGATAGATGTCCTCTTCCGCATCGGGCAGTGGTTTATAGCTGAATACGACCTGCCCGTTGCGTTTGTCGGGTGTGAAGTGTGTCGTGCGGAAGCGGGTGATGAAACGCCCGAGCCTTATGCCCATATCGAGGATACGGAACTCCGCCCATAAGTCCATCAGCCCGTTTCCGCTTGGCGTTCCCGTCAGGCCCACGATACGGGTAACTGTCGGACGCACTTTCAGGAGGCTTCTGAACCGCTTTGCCTGATATGACTTGAACGATGACAGTTCGTCGATCACCACCATGTCGAAATCGAAGGGCAGTCCGCTTTCCTCAACGAGCCACTGCACATTCTCGCGGTTGATGATAAACATGCTCGCGCGCTGCATAAGCGCCGCTTTGCGCTCCGATTCCGTGCCGAGCGCGACGGAATAAGTCAGGCCATGAAGGTGATCCCATTTCAGGATCTCTTCGGGCCATGTGTCCCTTGCGACGCGCAGCGGAGCGATCACCAGCACCTTTCTGACAAGGAAGCTGTCAAGGCAGAGATCGAAAATCGCCGTAAGAGCAATGACGCTTTTGCCAAGGCCCATATCGAGGAATACCGCCGCCGCGGGGTGTGTCAGAATGAAGTTGGTGGCATAGGATTGGTATTCATATGGACTGTATTTCACCGAGCATCCCTCCAATCTGCGCCGCGTCGTCCAGACAGTACACCGAAAAACCGAGTGATTCTAACTGGCTCTTTCGCCTTACCTGCAGAGGGCGCGGTTTCTTTCCATGTGCTTTGACCTCGACAAACGCCATTTTGCTATGCGGCAGAAGGACGATACGGTCGGGCATTCCATCGAAACCGGGGCTGACAAACTTGGGCGCGAGACCGCCCATCGATTTGACGGCCTGTACCAGCAGCGCTTCTAACGTTTTTTCACGCATGATCGACCTCCCATGATTGAGACAAGGTGACGACGCGGACAGGATTTCTATTAATATCCCTACGCGGGTGTACAGCTTGACTACTTACCCCTTTGCAGTTCATGAGTTTTATATAGTAGTCATAGTCACACTTGTCATCAGAAACCGTAGAAATCCCCACGGTTACTGGTTTTCTGTTTACTCGTGTTTGTGCTTTCATTTTTGTTTGTCACACTCCCACATGCGCTGTTGACCATACAACGGAATACGCTTGCGCGTTTCGCAGGATACCCAACCCAGCTTTCGAAGCACTACACCGAGTTCGTAGCTGTCAATTTTGCGAATCGAGGACGGGTCTTTACCGAAACACTCCGCCCATATTTCCATGGTGCTGACATATCTGCGACACTTGACGCCCATTTCCGTCGCGCCGAACTCGCTGCCCGACAGGAACGAGCGTCGCGCGTATAGGTCGTAATCGTCCCAGCCTTCGGGCAATAGCCGCTCAAGATACTCGCGCACCATGCCTTCGCGCTCGTCGGTTTCAAGCGCGGCGTTTTGCATGACGTTGGCTTCCAGCTTCACATCGCCTTCGAGAAACAGCCGTTCGCCCTCTTTCCAGCGCACCATTGCTTCCGCCCAAATCTGCACGACGTCCGTTTCCGTCAGATCCCACGCGTGGCGCGTTGTGCCGCCCGGTGTATTCACTGGCCAAAATCGGCGGTTCCCTGTGGGGTCGCGAAGGAAGCCGCCTGTGCCGTTGACGGTGGCAACGATGATGGATTGCCGCGGGTGACTCTCGACAACACGGCCATAACTGGCGCGGTACTTATCGTCACGGCGGGAGATGAAGGACTTCACGCTGTCGATGTCCGATTTTCGCATGCCCGTCAGTTCTCCGATTTCCATGATCCAGTAGCCCTGCAG